AAACTCAATAAGTACGTACTACCAAGTTCGTTTCACAAAGAAAAAGATGAAAAAAAACTTGACAATACAGAAAAAAGTTAGTACTTTTGTATTGTGTTAGATATTTATAGCTTACACACGTTCTTTTTTTATGGGGTATACTGGTAATTGATTGTGTATAGTCGTAATCAGTAAGCATGTAGTGCTAGATTGGAAGCACTTTAATCTGTCTATTAAACATTGAATTGACAACGATTTTATCGTATCTGAAAATTTCCTTGATGAAGCTGTAATGGTTTCTAACGGAGAGTTAGCAGTAGCTTAAAACTGCAAATAGTGGTAATCCACTTGATAGTGATAATTCACTAAATAATGGTACACCATTCATCTTTATTATTGGATGCCATCGATAATATATTCTGGCGCTAGAAGAAAAATTGTAGCTAAACATGTAGAAAACATTTGAAGAATACTCAAGACGCGGGTTCGATTCCCGTCAGCTCCTCTCTTTAAAAAGATTCAGTTAATTTTACCGAAAACATACTGAAATAAAAACCCCTAGTAAATTGTCGCTTACTAGGGGTTTAACTTTTTAATGCAATACCTTATTTTTTAGGTGGTTTGCATCCACATCCTTTGTTTTTCATAGTACTAATTATTTAATGAAGTGTTATAACAATTATAAATATCTTATAAAAAATATTAATTATGTTTTTCGATAAAAAATATACTGTCACATTCCTAAATAGTAAATGGGAAATTGTAAAATCTAATGTCAAATTAATCTCAATTCCACAAAGAAACGAATATATTTACATTAATAATAAATATTACGATGTTATCAACGTGATTCATTCGATTGATAAAACACATAAAATACATATTGTTATAGAAGAAACTGAGGAAAAATATGATTTAAATAAAAAAAAATAAAAAAAGTTGTAAAAAAACTTGACATGAGTCGAAACTTTTAGTATCTTTGCATATATTTATTACAATACGTTCTTAAACAACATATCTAAAAAGATGATTTCTGCAAACAGATATCTACAACTATGAGAAGGAGTAACTAGTCTCCATCGGACATTACTGACAACATTGAAATATCATGAGTCGCTATTGTCACACGAAAGTGAAAAAAACTGGGAGTGTTGTGAGGACACTTTAAATCTACTACCGTGAGCACGTTAGTCACGTAAAACAAAGCGAACTATCATCTTGAGATAACTTATATGGTTAAAGAATCTTTTCAGCAAACTAAAACTCTATTTTTAATTTGATAAAAAAACACAGAAAAAAAGAGATTCTGACCAAAAGTGGTAGAAGTTAAGTCTTTATCTGAAAGATTGCCTTAAAAAGCATTTTCTAGGATAGCTGGTTCATAGCCAGCCTACCGCACTAACATTGCGGGGTAGAGCAGTAGGTAGCTCGCAAGGCTCATAACCTTGAGGTCGTCCGTTCGAGTCGGGCCCCCGCTACTGGAGACTTTTTTGTACTTTTCAGTTTTCTGAGATATTTATTATTAAAGAAATTGAAATGGCAAGAAAAGAAAAAAACATACACTACATTTATAAAACAACGTGTAATATAACAGGACGATGGTACATCGGAATGCATAGCACGTATAACTTAGAAGATGGTTATATAGGTAGTGGTAAAACATTAAGACGTTCTATTAGAAAATACGGTAAAGAAAATCACACAAAAGAGATTCTAGAATTTTTAGAAAATAGAGAAGAATTAGCTAAAAGAGAAAAAGAAATTGTTAATAAAGAATTAATTTCAGATTCCAAATGTATGAATTTGGCTCTTGGTGGTGAAGGTGGTGGTTTTATCAATGAAGAACATATGTTTAAATGTGTTAAAGCTGGTAGAAAAAAAACTGACGAAGTTTTAAAAGAAAAGTTCGGTGGTGATGAAAACTGGTTAAGTAGATTCAATTCTCATGTTAATAAAATAGCTTGGGAAAATGAAGAATACAGACAGAATAAATTAAAAAATCTAGATTGGACTGGTAAAAATCATGCTGAAGAATCTAAACGTTTAATCTCTGAAAAAAGAAAAGGTACTGGTATTGGTGAAACAAATAGTCAATACGGTACGTGTTGGATAACCAGAGACGGTGCTAACAAAAAGATAAAAAAAGAAAACCTTGAAACTTATCTGAACGAAGGTTGGGTTAAGGGTAGAAAATAAAATACATCGCGGAATGGTGGAAATGGTAACATGCTAGGCTCATAACCTAGAGGAGCAGTAACACTGTGTTGTAGGTTCGAATCCTACTTCCGCAACTAGAAGAATAGATTCAGCAATTTAATGTTTAGGATACAACAAAGACTATTCTGTAAAAATTAAAACCCATAGCAATATGGGTTTTTCTATTTAAACTAATAATTAAATTAAAACACAAAAACCAATGGAAAAGATTAAACTTGAAATTCGTGGTGCAGAGGGCGGGACCGATGCAAAGCTATTGGTGTGTGAAATGAAAGACATTTACACCAAAGCAGCAAACATTAATAACATCGGATGAATAACCGATGAAGAAAGAGATGGCTATGTTAGCATATGACTAACTGGTAAAAATGTCAAAAAAATCTTCGAAAACGAAATTGGTAACCACAGGTGGCAAAGAGTCCCACCAACCGAACGTAAGGGAAGAGTCCACACTAGTTCAATAACAGTAGCACTTATGCAAGAAAACGATTACAAAGAAGTAGAGATACATCCAAGTGAATATCGTTTAGAAACAACTAGAGGGACTGGGAATGGTGGTCAACATAAGAACACTACAGATTCATGTGTTGTGGTAACACATCACGCTACAGGAATCAAAGTTGTTCGAGATGGAAGAGACCAACATAAAAACAAAGAAGATGCCTTAAAAGAGCTTAAAAAGCGTGTGAACGAGTTCTATAGAACTGGTCACACTGAAGACATAGTTGAAGAACGCAGAGACCAAATCGGGAAGGGTGATAGAGGTGATAAACGAAGAACCTACAGAGTTAAAGATGGTGTTGTAATCGACCATATCACAGAAAAGACTGCAAATATAAAAGACATATACAGAGGTAAAATACAATTACTATCGTAATAAAAAAAAAAAGGGTGAAAATTTCACCCTTTTTTATTTGTACATAAGTAAAAAAATCGGTATCTTTGTAAAAAAATCTTTAAATATGAAAAACAATCCTTTAATTATTGTTATTTTTTGGATATTATGGGTGGTTGGGTTAGATTACATTTCCGAGTATGTGATTAGCAGACCAACAGACGGTTCTGTTCAATTCTTATCCTTAATCTTTGTATTAGCAATGACTGTATTGTTAGTTAAAAAGACTTATTTGTATATTATTAACAATTTAAATAAATAAAAACCATGATTTCAACAATTATTATTGTTTTATCGCTAATAATGGCGATAGTAATCGCTCTTTCCACAAGAGAATCGAGCACAAAACAAACCAACTGGGGAACAGAATTTAATAGTGTTTGGTTAATTAAACCAATACTAATATTAGTTTTGGGTCTTACGTTAGGTTTTACTCAACCTTACAAATTAGATAGGGTCGATGCTGGTAACGTAGGTATCAAAGTCAACTTATCTGGTGATGCACGCGGTGTATCAAAGTATGAATACAAAACTGGTTGGGTAGTATTCAATACATGGACTGAACAACTTTATCAGTTTCCAGTTTTCCAACAAACTATTGGATATGAAAAACAACAAGTTATAACCAAAGGTGGTTTCCCAGCGACAATTCACCCAAGTTTTAACTATTCATTAAAAGCTGGTGCTGTTGGTGATATGTTCCAGAATTTACGTTTGGATATTAAATCAGTAGAACAAGGTTGGTTACAAACAGCCATAGTTGGTGCTATTAATGACGTTGCTAATAAATGGGAGGTTGATAAAATCTTTAACGAGCGTGAACAATTTGAAGCTGCGATTAAAACTGAATGTAACAAGCGTTTATCTAAATGGTTTACCGTGTCACAATTAAGAACAAACATTGTTCCACCACAATCCTTACAAGAAACAATTATAGCTAAAACTAGAGCGATTCAACAAGCACAAGCTGAGGACCAAAAAGCTCTTACAGCTGAAGCTGAAGCTAGAAAGAAAGTGGCTATTGCTAATGGTGATGCACAACAAACAATTATCGCGGCTAAAGCACAAGCAGAAGCTATGAGAATTAGAAAACAAGAAATCACTCCGTTGTATGTTGAATACTTAAAATGGATTGACATCAACCCTAACACACCAAGGGTACCACAAGTTGTGGGTAGCACAGCAGTGTTAAATCAACTTAAAAACTAAAACAAGAAATCTACTGTGAAAGGTAGAGTTTCTTCTAATTTAAAAACAAAAACAAATGGCAGAAAACAAGACAATTAAAGTTTGTGCTACAGAATCGTATTGTAGTTACATGATTAGAGAAGACATCACAATCAACGTTGATGATTATCCAGAGTTAGAAGGTATGACTGATGAGGAAATCACAGAATACATTGAATCTAACTCGGAAAACATGTTTAAAAAAGATGATGAAGAGAAAGTTTATTCATTATGGGATGAAATGATGGAACAAGATATTGTTCGTGATAAAATCACTGGTGAAGAGTTTAGTGTGATAGTAGAAATAGACGACGAGGAATAATGTTTAAAAAAATGCTTATTATAGGTCACGCTCGCCACGCGAAAGAT